TTTCTTTATTTTTCCCATTAGTATTATTAAATTTTAGTTATTATATCTGGAACCTCCTGTATATATTGGAATTTTAATTCACCTGAGGATTCTATAGATATAGGTACCCATCCTTTATCACTGAAAAAGAATAACATAAGGGTCCCATTTGATAATGGTTTTAGCCATCCCACATTATTTACAGGAGGCTCAGATATGCTAATCACTATATCTTTTATAAACTTCATATATTATGATATTAATATTCCTGCATTTCTTAGCTGTCCTAACAATGTATTTAATACTCCTGCAACTTGTGGAGCTGTAGCATTATCTGGGTTAGTAATATCAACAATATTAATTCCTGCTTTAACTCCACCAATAGTTGTTTTTGTTGCAGCAGGCAAAGTATAAGAATTATCTGTCAAAGTAAATTCACTAATCTTACTTACTTCACCATCTACTGATATTGAATACTTTACTGCATGTCCCTCATTTGTTATAATAAGTGCATTACCTCCAGTAGAAGGTAACCAAGATGCAGTACCATATCCATAATTTATATCAGTAAAGAATGTGTGGTCATTACTTTGTATAGTCCTTAACTTATTAAGATTAGCTGCTTTTATTTCTGCTGAATTGCCTATCTCCAATTCAACTACACCTTGCTCAGAGCCAAATACTGATAATTCCTTCTTTATATGTCCTACCTCTTTATCCAGACTATCTACTTTTTCCTCAAGCTCCTGTCTATCTTCAGAAGTGTCATTTAGAGAAGTCCATCCCTTGGCTCCATATACTTTTAGCTCTCCATTATTAAGCCATAAGCTTTGAGTACTTGGGGCTTTAATATCTTCTATAATATCTCTAAATCTTCTCATTTGTCTGATTTTTGAGTTGTTTTATTTATTTGCTTTTCTTTAAGTTTTGCATCAGACCTTGCCTTATCTTTATCAAACTCTAATCTTTCCCTATCAAGCTTGATTCTCTCATCAAATTGTCTTATTGATTCCATCAGTTTATCCTTAGCTTCTTGTGAATATTCAGGCTCTATTATGCCATCATCTTCACTATTCTTGCTATAGGCTTGCATCTGTGCAATAAGAATCTTTGTCTCATTATCTCTTTGGTTAAGAGCATCTTCCTGCTGCATCTTAGCCTGTTCCATTTGAGCCTCCTGTTCTATCTCTTGCTGCTTTACTTGCAACTGTTGTTGCTGTGCTTGGGCTTGTCTCTCTTGGATACTTCTTTCATCCTTTTCAACAAGTCTCTGCTTTTCAGCAAGTGAAGATGAACTGAATAGCTTCATAATAGTTGAGAATGATAGAGTCTGGTTCTGCAATGCTGCCTGAGCTAAAGTATCAAGTTTTGAATTTAATTCTTGAACACCATTGCTATTATCCACTACAAGACCATAATCAGCTTCTGCAAATTCATCACCATCTATCTCCATAACTCTCATTGAATTATCAGACAAGATATATTGGAACTTCTTGCTTCTGCCTCTTAATGCTATCTTAGCTGTTTCAAGTAAGCACTCTAATGCCCTCTTCTTGACATCCTCATGTACTACAAATAGCCACTCTGTAATATGAGAAGATTGCAACATGCTTCTCTCTACTCCACCTACTGTCTCTCTATTACTTACTTGACCTTCTCTCTGTTTGGTAATACCAGCAACTTCTGCCATTTCCATCTTGATGAACTCAAGAAGATTAATGTATTGCTGTATCTGATTACCATCAGAAGCTGTAATTACACCAGTGGAAGCATTATTTAATGCACCTGCAAGTTTACCTGTAGCTGCACCTACATTACCTTCATTGAAGCTATCTTCTACTGCAAGACCCATAGTCTTTGCATAGTATAACCATTTCTCTACATCCCATCCCTTAGGTTTCTTGGCAAAATCTAATCTCACCAATGAACCCCAGTTTCTTGCTATCAGTTTATTCAATCTATCATGTATTGCATCATACAAATAATTGTATGGCTTCATCATATCCACCAAGCTGAATGGTCTGTTGTCATTAAGGTTATAAATGGAGCCAACAATTCCAAAGTGACATCTTGAAGGGTTACTTAGCCTGTTGTACTGAACTACTCTTGGTCTCATATTGACATAAATGTCTGTACCAATCTTAGTTCCTTCCCATGCTTCATTAATGTAGAATACCTGTTCCTCTTCTCCAGCATCCTTATCTATTACATAAGTCTCTGGGTAGAAGTTAAATACTTCTTCACCTGTTTGAGGGTCATAACTTCTTACCTTCTTAATCTTTCTCCTTGACTTCCAATATACTCTAAGTACTCTCAAGTTTCCTGCAACATCATAAGGAAGAAGTGAGTTATTAACTCCATCATATCCTCCTAATGGGTCCCAAAAGAATCCCTCTGTACTTATTTCATCTTCTATCATGTGGTTATTGACAAAGCCATATCTTTCATCTATGTTATCCATAGAGTCTGTAGCAGCTTGACCTACATGGTCAGGCATCTTCTCTATGTACTCCATATCTTTCTTTGTCAATACATCATAATAGGTATCAATGACTTTGCCTGGACTCCAATAATCTTCAAGGATTATCATATCTGCATCCTCAATCTTATTGCTATATCCTGACTTAAAGATTCTTACTTTGAGTGGATTCAATCTCTCAATAGTAGGCTCACCTCCTACAATATCACATTGGTAAATCTCTTCACCATGAAGCCTTGGTTGAACATTAGAGGGGTATTTAATTCCTTTACATAATGGTTTAATAGGGCATTTGCCCTTATTTCCCTCATGTCCTGCCACTCATAACTGTAATAGTCATTTATCTTTTCAAGCTCCTGATTAGCCTCCTCCTCTGACTGAGAAGTATTAGATACCCACTCTTGCAGCTTCTGTAGTAATTCTTGCTTCTTGTTATTCTCTATCTCTGTAATAGCATTAGGGTTAGTAACTACTACCTTGAAGTCAAAGACTCTCTTACTTTCCTCACCTCTAAGCACATTCAACTTACTATTCATAATAGGATAGTGTTGAATCCTATCAGGTATGAAACCTGCCTGTAGCTTTTCAGGATTCAGTATCATCTCAAGGTCACTCATGTGGAGTTTACCATTGAGCAAGTCATAGTTAATTTTCTTATGTATTACAGATTTTCTAACTAAGCTATAATTGAAGAAGGTCTTACTATCTGCCCAATCAAGGTGTGCCTTTCTCCAAGCTTTATTTTTCTTACTGAAGGGAAGTTGCTGTGGAGGCAAGTTTATCATTTCATATCCCATATACTTCAATTTAATTACTGTGCAAAGGTAAGTAAAATCCTTGACCTATGCAAGTATATAAGTAATTTATTAACCGTCAGTCTCCATTTTTACTAAATTTACTGCCTAAACCTAAAGTCATAGTTCCTCTTGAAGAATGGGTCATTACCATCATAGCTATTATTAGCCCTCTCCTGCTTTTCCTTACTAACATCTCCTTGGTATCTTATCATTCTATCTTCCCTTAGAAGCATCAGCATACCCATAGCAGATATTCTATCGAAGTTACCCTCAGAGTTGTAATTAATAAGCTCTTTCAGCAGTGCTCTGTTCCTTACAGTAAATAGTCTTGGAACCATTACCTCTTTCTCTTCTCCATCAATAGTTTGCATAATAGGAACTGGAGCTAATAGCCAGCTTCTCAATCTACTCCTTGCATAAGCATTAATGGCAGGAGAGGCATTAGTACCTTTTGACTTGTTACCATAGCCATCTTTCATCATCTGCTTTTCCTTTAAGAAATCAAGAACATCTGTAAGAAGATAGAGACTATTTCTTGTCGAGAAGTGAGAGAATAGACCTTTTTTATTGTACTCATAGTTCAGCCTGCCATTGTAGAATAGACAAAGCTTTCTACAAATCTCATAGTAATCATCAGCAAAAGGAGGTCTTCCAGTGTATTCAGCTACTATCCTATCTGTCCATAAATCCAGTACAAATATAGAACCTAAAGACATAGTATTTGATTCATCATCATCATAAGGGTCAGCACCTAATATATACCTATCATTGTATGGCTTGCCTGTATTCCTATCAATCTCAGGTAACTGATATATTTCAATAGCACCCTCTATCTTATTATCCTTATGTGGGAAATCCCTAATAGGTGTAGCAGAGGTAGGTTTATACTCTACTTGACCATCTTTATTGAATACCAAATCACCTACATATACATCATCATACTCTGTAGGATTAGCATCCAATTGTCCTATTCTTTCAGTCAAGTCAGCTATAGGGAACATATTTACACCTGTCTTAACAATAGCTTCAGCAGGAGTAATAGGAACCTCAGCAATAGTCTTAATAATAGTGTTAGGGTCAGTAGAATTGTACTTTACCCTATACCTATTCATAAGAATTTCAATCAGAGCCTTAATTACATCAGATACACCATTCTCATTATAACATCCTTTTCTATTCACATAGCCAGGAAAGAAGAATACAAAGTAAGGTTTACCTTGGTTGTACTTATCAAATACATTAGGTAAAGCATACATATTATAACCTTTAGGGTTATACATAATTTCCTGAGCACCAGCAAAGTCTGATTCATTATCACCAGCAGTGTTATGTGTTATAATATTATTTGCTAGGTATGTTCTTGATGTACAAGCAGACAAATTATATACAGTCTGTTTCCCTATACTCCTCACATTTATTACTTTATACACTAGGTAATCCTTGTCATAGCCTTTTATCTTCTTAGGGACATAGGTATCAAAGAATGATAATATTTCCTGATTAGCTTGCCT